ATTGAAAGTAAAAAGTCTAGTATTATTAGTATCAAAAATAGACGAGAAAATGTAGTTAGAAAAATTATTGCAGACCCCGCCTTATTTTTACAGAAGGTAGCTGCTTAATAATTACTGTGTAGATATTTAGGGGGTGTAAAATCCCCCTCTTTTTAATAGGAAAAGATTATGAAGACAACAGATTTATTTTTAAAAAGAAGATCAACAGTCTCAGCTTATGCACAAAGAGAAGAAGTGAAAGAGCAACTTAACACACAGATTGCAGCCTATTTAAAATCTGGTGGACAGATACAAGAGTATCCTCCTTGTACTTATTCTGACTCTGAAATAATAACTTTATCGCCAAGACAAAAGCAAAGGATTGAAATGCTAGAAGATATAAAAATTTGTCGTAAGCGGCACTCCCGAATATCTTCTAGGAAGAGATCAACAAATGTAAGATGAGTGGTTTAACATATGAAAAAACTAATGATATATATATTTATTATTTTTATATGCCTTTATATGCCAAAGGTATATACTCAATCTCAGTGGAACTACTCACAAGTAGAAGATTTAAGGGTTGAGGCGGTAAATCTTATAGAGAATGGACAGCCCTTGAAAGGGTATAGTTTATTTGAAGAGATAATTTTTCTAATTAGAGTTGAGAGAGGACTATATTCTATTGATCAAGTCCCTTATCTATTAGAATATATGCGGTGGAATAAAATAATAGAAGAGTGGCAAGAAGTTTTAGATATAGGGCAAAGAATTACTTGGTTGTTAGGTAGAAATGAAAATCAAGTAGAAAATTATAGGAGATTATTAATAGAATATCTTTATTATCCTAAAGACAGCGAGTGCTTGGCTAGGACTACAACTACCGGGAAGTTTTTAAAAAATAGAGGGGGTTGCGCGGAATTTAGATACTTTGTAGCTGATATGTTTATTGGCGGCACAAGGCTACTATATAAAATAGCGCAAGAAAGTCAGCAACCAATGGATTGGGGATCACTTAAAACTCTAGCAGAAATTACTTCTCGACTAGTATATGAAGTAGATGGAGAGGCTATGATTTTAAGTATTAATAGGGATGAACTTAGCCAAATCAAAAACCCAAATATAAGGGAGAGATACAGACCAGAGACATGGATAAGAATGGCTGATGAAGCAGAGATAAATGCTAACTAAAAGAGAAGGAGGAAATAAAATGAACCAGAAAGAGAAACAAACAGTATCAGAACAGATGCAGGATGAACTAGAACCTATCATTCATAGACATCCAACAGAGCATGATGAGTCAGATGACTTAGAAATGGTCAAGAATATTGTGGAGGACATAGAAAAGCTCCAGAGTATTCTGAGAGATATTGAGAAAAAACTTACAGACAATGGATTATAGTGGTGCTATACTACGAAGAATATGGAAAAGACTGAAAAGGATGTTGTTAATTTTAAATATTTAATGGAGGTATAAAATATGGCTACGCAAACAGGCTATGCAAAATGGGCAAGCATTACAAGCCCCAATACTAAGTGGGAACCGCAGTATGTTATTAACTTAATTGTTGATGATGAGGTTGCTAATGATTTTAAAGCTAAGGGATTTCCTGTCAAGGAATTTGATGAGGGTTTAGCTTTAGTTATGAGGAGAAAAGTTGAGGGTGCTAATGGTAGAATTAATTCAGCCCCAAAACTTTTTGATAGGGTTAAAAACGAAATTGATGTATCTGTAGGCAATGGATCAAAAGTTAAAGTTCAATACAAAGAGTGGGAATCTCAGCGTAATGGAAAAACTTTTAAAGGTTTTGATTTAATGGCGGTGCAAGTTCTTGACCTTATATCTTATACTGGTGCTGGTGATGAGTTTGATATTGAAGAGTCACTAGAGGTAGAGGAGAGTGATGAGCTATGAAGTTAAAACCGGAAGATAAACCTATCATTATCTTTCGAACTGAGATGGGAGACTTTGATGTCTCCCTTTTCAGTAAGGAAGGTAAGAGACAATACTTTCTAGCACAACAAGCTATTAATGATTTAAAGAGGCTGTCCGCTAAATGTGAATTAAAAAAGATAGCTGTTCAATCTCTTCATAATCTTCTCATACAAAATGAATGCACTCCGGGTTGCAAAATGGATTCGGATGGAAACAAAAACGAAACAGAGGATTGATAATGACTTTTATAAAACATAAACTCCCATGTCCTAACTGTGGGGGGAGCGATCCTGTGTCTATGAATTCAGATAATTCAGCATGGTGTTTTAGTTGTGAAACAAGATTTAATAATTATGAGAAAGCGTGTGCCTCTCCACCATATGAAAAGACTACAGATATTAAAACTTATAGGAATAATTTAATGAATAAGGCAGAGGGTGAGTTTTTACCTCTAGAAGATAGAGGTATATCAATAGATACAGTAAAAAAATATGGAGTTAAATCAGTAACTAATTATAAAGGAGAAATTATAAAACATTTATATCCTTATTATGTTAATAATGAAATAGCTGGATATAAAATTAGAGAACAAAATAAAATGTTTTCTTGGAAAGGTACTTCTCAAGGAACAGGTTTATTTGGTGAACAATTATTTAAAGCTGGTGGAAAATATGTTACCTTAGTAGAGGGTGAGTGTGACGCTATGGCTGCTTATGAATTATTAGGTTCTAAGTGGCCTGTTGTTTCTATTAAAAGTGGTGCTGCTGGAGCAGTTAAAGATGTCAAACAGTCTCTAGAATTTTTAGAAAAATTTGATTCAGTTGTTATAAATTTTGATAATGATGCTGCTGGAAAGGCGGCTACAAAAAAGGTAGCAAGATTATTAACTCCCGGAAAAGCAAAAATATTACCTCTCCCTGAAGAATTTAAAGATGCAAATGAGATGTTACAAAAAGGTAATCATCATTCTTATGTTGCAGCTTGGTGGAATTCTAAAACATATACACCTAGCGGTGTCATTAATGCTAAAGATTTAAGAGATAAATATTTTAATAGAGAAAATAAACAATCTGTTCCTTATCCTTGGGTTGGATTAAATAATAAACTATATGGTTTAAGGGCCGGAGAACTAGTTACTTTAACTGGGGGTACTGGTTTAGGGAAGTCTAGTATTACTAGAGAGCTAGAACATTGGCTAATAAAAGAGACTGAAGACAACATAGGAATAGTTGCTTTAGAAGAACATGATCTAAGAACTCTTGATTGTTTAATGTCGATAGAAGCTAACGATAGATTATATATAGATCACATTAGAGAAAAATATTCTGAAGAATTTTTAGGTGAACTCTATAGTAAAATTTATGACAATGGTAGGGTTTGGATTCATGCTCATTTTGGCTCCAGTAATATAGATGAAATATTTAGTAAAATAAGATTTATGATTATTGGATGTGATTGTAAATGGGTAATAGTAGATCATTTACATATGTTAGTTTCATCTATAACTGAAGGGGATGAACGAAGAACCATTGATAGTATTATGACTAAGCTACGCTCTATCGTAGAAGAAACTGGGGTAGGCTTGATATTAGTTTCTCACCTCAGAAGAGTAGAAGGCAACAGAGGGCATGAGAATGGTGTTACTGTAGGCTTAAATCATCTTAGAGGTTCTCAAAGTATCGCACAATTATCTGATTGTGTAATAGCTTTAGAAAGAAATCAACAGGCTGATGATCCAGAAGAATCTCAAACAACACATTTACGTGTACTGAAATCTAGATATACTGGAGATGTTGGTATGGCTACTCACTTACTATATAATAAAAATACTGGGAGACTTTCTGAAATAGAGACTGATAGTTTTGATGCAGACTGTGATGATGGAGAAGAACTATGACAGCTTTAGTTTTTGATATAGAGACTGATGATTTAAAGGCTACAAAAATATGGTGTATCTGTACGTGTGATGCAAGAACAGAAGAAATAAAATCTTATTATGGAGATACTTTATTTGAAGGAATTAAAAAATTACAAGAGGCTGATAAATTAATTGGTCATAATATTATTGGGTTTGATATACCAGTAATAAAGAAACTACTTAACATTGATTTGTCCGATAAAATTTTGGTGGATACCCTTGTATTATCTAGATTATTTAATCCGGTACGAGAAGGTAATCATGGCTTAGAATCTTGGGGCTACAGAGTTAATTTTCATAAGATAGAATTTAATGAATACAATAAATTCTCAAAGGAAATGGTTACTTATTGTGAGAGAGATGTACTATTAAATAAAAAAGTATATGATATTTTAAACATAGAGAAGAAAGGATTTTCTAGAATTTCTATAGACCTAGAACAAGAAGTAGCAGCTATAGTAAATGAACAAAGAGAGAAAGGTTTTTTATTAAATATAAAATACGCAACTTTATTAATGGCTACTCTTCAAGACAACTTAGACAGAACAGTTAATGAAGTTCATAAAGAATTTAAACCAGAAGAACATACTTTAATTTTATATCCATCGAAAACAGCAGCGGGCAAGCTGTCTAAAATGGCTGTAGATAATGTAGGAACTAAGTATAGATTAAATTCAGATGAATATGATACTTTAAATGAGGCAGATCAGATTAAAAGAATATTTAGAACAGAATTTAATCTAGGTTCTCGGAAACAAATAGGAGAATACTTACAGAAATTTGGGTGGACTCCTTCTAAATTTACTCCTACTGGACAGCCTATGGTAGATGAAGGAACATTAAGAAGGATTAAAGATATACCACAGGCACAGCTTATAGCTGATTTTTTAATGTATCAAAAAAGAATTGCACAAATAAAATCATGGCTAGAGAAAGTAGAAGATGACGATAGAGTGCATGGTTTTGTAAATACTAACGGAACTATTACTGGACGCATGACACATAGAGAACCTAATCTTGCTCAAGTGCCAAGCCCCTCTTCTCCTTATGGAAAAGAGTGTAGAAGCTGTTGGATAGTTCCTCCTAAATATAAGTTAGTAGGTATAGACGCTGCTAGTTTAGAATTAAGAATGTTAGCCCACTACATGAATGATAAGGAGTTTACAAATGAAGTTCTTACCGGAGACATACACACCGCTAATCAAAAACTTGCAGGACTTAAATCTAGAACTCAGGCAAAAACTTTTATCTATGCCTTCATTTACGGAGCAGGAGATGCTAAACTTGGAACAGTTGTTGGTGGAGGTAGACGAGATGGTCAACAACTTAGGCAACGCTTCCTTACTAATCTACCATCACTTGCAACTCTTAAAAACAGAGTTACAGGAGCGGCAGAAAAAGGATTCATTAAAGGATTAGATGGTAGGAAAATATTTATTCGATCAAGTCATTCAGCTCTTAATGCTCTGCTTCAAGGGGCCGGAGCCATTGTAATGAAGAAAGCATTACAGCTTCTTAATGGTTATATTATAGAGAAGAATCTTACTGCTCATTTTGTAGCTAATATACATGATGAGTGGCAGATAGAAGTAATAGAAAAAGATGCTAAAGAAGTAGGAGAACTAGGAGTATTAGCTATTAAAAATGCAGGGCTTGAGTTTGAAATGAAATGCCCTTTAGATGGTGAGTACAACATAGGAAACAACTGGTATGAAACGCATTAATAAGAGAGGTATTAAAATGAGTAACAGAGAAAAGTTTGAAATGTTTCAAAAAGACAACGAACACGTTCTATTTA